TCCCAGACAAGGACAAAAACGATGCAAGCGATTGAGCAGAACGACTCTCACTGCCTGGTGAAGTTTTTCACCAAGGCACGTCAGAACAAAGCGAAGACGGCCAAGGCCGGTCGCCCGATTTTTGACCAGCACGAATTCGTCGAGATCAGGCTGGCCGGCGACAAGGATTCAGTCGTTGTCGCGCCGGCGCACGAGGTCACGATGACGGTGCGTACCAGCCCGGCAGATACCGGCACGAAAATCACGTACGCCCAGCGCTTCCCAGAGGAGTACGCGGCCTACAAGCGCCAGGAGGAGATCGCAGCCGTCGGCACGCCGATCGAGGAACTGACGGCGCTGAACGTCGCCGAGCGGGCGGAGCTGAAGGCGGTCAACATCATAACCGTCGAGGCCCTCGCCGGTCTTGGCACGACCAAGGGCCTCGGCATGAATGGCGATCGCTGGGTCGATCTGGCCAAGGCGTACCTGAAGCGCGCCGAGAGCGGCAAGACGGATGCCGAATTGGTCGAAAAAATGAAGTCGATGGAGCAGGCCAACGCGACGCTGCAGGATCAGATCAAGCAGCTGATGGCCAAGCTCGAGGGCGGTCCGGCGCCAGCTGCGACGGCACCTGCTGCACCAGGCGCGCCTGAGCTGGCAGAGCAGCCTGATCCGGACGATGGCGCAGGCGCCAGCGATGATCCGGTCGATGAGGTCGACGAGGCCGGCCCGTTCTTTGGCTACAATGCCCAGGCACTGCGCGACTACATCAAGGGCCAGACCGGTGACGGCGTCAAAGGGCGTCCGAGCCTGAACACGCTGCTCTCGATGGCCAAGGAAGTGCTGGCGGAGTCGACCAAGTAAATGACCGTCCTGAAAGCCATGCAGGACGCGTGCGTCGCTGGCGTCGCGCTCGACAAGCCCGACGCTGTGTTCGGCACGGCGACGCGTGAACTGGTCGAGCTCGGCCAGATCGCGCAGCAGGTCGCTGACGAGATCGCGCTGGCGCACGAGTGGTCAGAGCTGGACGTCCTCGAGACGATGACCGGCGACGGCGCGACGACGGCGTTCAATCTGCCGGGCGATTACCGGCGCATGCTGACCGATACACAGGTCTGGTCGAGCATCCAGAACACGCCGCTGCCGCTGATCAAGAACCGCAATACGTGGCTCGGTGAGATCATCCGCGGCGACGTGCCGATCGTGGCGCGCTGCATCATCTATGGCGGCCAGTTCCAGTTCAACCCGGCACCGGCAGACGGTGAGCTGGTGAAATACTGGTACCAGTCGACCGAGATTGTCACGGCAGCGGACGCCTCGACCAAGGACGAATTTACCGCAGATACGGACACGTTCAGGCTCGACGAGACGCTGCTCAAGCTGGGCATCATCTGGAAGTGGCGGCACACCAAAGGCCTGCCATATGCCGAGCACATGAACGATTACGAGCGGCGCCTTTCCAAGCTGATCGCACCTGATGCCGGCACCGAGACGATCAGCCTGGGCGGCGAGCCATTCGCAGCGCACGGCGATCAGATGGCTTACCCGAAAGGCTTTAGCTAGGCATGAGACAGGCGCTCCGATCCTACGGCCGCAAGGCAGTCAATCCGAAGCCGAGCCAGGCGGACGTCTACCCGTTCGCGTCGCCGACAAAGGGACTGGTGACGAACCAGAACCTGTCGAAAGCGCCGAGGGAAGCGGCGCAGGTCCTTGAGAACTGGTTCCCGACACAGACCGGGATCCAGCTGCGCGGCGGTGCGGCGCTGTTCGCAACGATCGGTACAGGGCCAGTCACGGCAATGTGGGAATACGTTTCTGGCGGCGTTGAAAAACTGTTTGCCGCAGACGCCGCGAACATTTTCGACATTACGGCGCCTGCCGATCCCGAAGTCGCGCCAACCGCTGAAATTACAGGCCTGAGCGGCGGCGCCTGGACGTTCAAGCAGTTCGAGACCAGCGGCGGCGATTTCCTGATCGGTGTCAACGGTGCCGACACGCCGCGCCAGTTCGACGGCACGACCTGGTCGAGCAGCACGCTTACAGGGAGCGGCCTGACGCCGAGCAACCTGTCTCACGTCTGGGCGTTCAAGTCGCGGCTGTTCTTCATCGAAAGCGGTACAATGAAATTCTGGTACCTGGGTGCGGGAGCAATCACGGGCACGGCGACGGCGTTCAGCCTGCAGGGCGTGTTCAGCAAGGGCGGTTCGCTGCTGTTCGGCGCGACCTGGTCGCTTGATGCCGGCGACGGTGTCGACGACCTGCTTGTCGTCGTCTCGACGCTTGGCGAGGTCGCGGTTTACCAGGGCACGGATCCGAGCAGCGATTTCCGGTTGGTCGGCCGGTACCAGATCGCCGACCCGATGGGCAAGGATGCACATTTGAGCGTCGGCGCTGATTTGCTGATCCTGACCTCTGAGGGAATTATCCCCATGAGTCAGGTGCTGCAGAAAGACCCAGCCTCGCTGAGCCTGTCGGCCGTCACGTTCAAGATCGAGCCGACCTGGAAAGTCGCGGTGCGCGATCGCGGGACGCTGCCATGGTCGATTACCAAGTGGGACCTGCGCAACAAGGTGATCATCGGCATGCCGTCACCGGGCCTTGGCGTTGACGAGCGGTGCCTCGTTGCCAATGCAGAGACCGGTGCATGGTGCGAGTTCACGGGCACGCCATGGGATATGCGCTGCCAGACCGTGCTCGAGGGTGTGCACTATGCCGGCGGCGCGACCGGCAAGATCTACCAGACCGACGTCGGAGGCAACGATGCCGGCGCGTCTTATACCTGCGTTTATGTCGGACACAACGATCACCTGAAGCGGCGCGGGCCGGTCAAGTCGATCAACCTCGCCCGTGCGACGTTCAAGGCAACGCGGGCATTCGTGGCCAAGGTTTCTGCTTCGGTCAATTACGCCATCACCCTGCCGGCAGCGCCATCCTCGGTGTCAGACTCGACCGAGGACGCCTGGGACGAGGGTCTCTGGGACGAGGCCGTCTGGGACAGCAGCGGCACCGCGACGGTGACGAGCCGATGGACCGCGATTTCCAAGGCCGGGATTGTTGCGGCGCCGCAGGTGCAGGTGACGTGCGGCATCACGCCGAAACCAGACGCAGAGCTGATGAGCATTGATTTCATGTTTGAGACAGGCGCGGTCGTCGTCTGATGCGACTGCTCTATGGTGAAAGCGCCGCGGTCGCGCATTTCGTCGGCACGCTGATCGGCGAAGAATTCAGGCCCGGCACCTGCCAGGCGCTCGGCGTTCTTGATCGGCGCGGCCACCTGGTCGCTGGCTGGGTCTGGCACAATTACAGCCCCGAGGCCGGCACGATCGAATTCAGCGGCGCCAGTGTCACACCGAAATGGATGACCCGGGACATCCTGCACCAGATCTTCGCCTACGCGTTCGAGGTTGCAGGCTGCCAGATGATCGTGACCCGCAACAGCGTCGACAATGTCACGCTGCACCGGCAGCTGACCCGGTTCGGGTTTGATCGGTTCGATATCCCACGCCTTTTCGGTCGGGACGAGGATGGCTGCGTGTTTACGCTGACCGATGACCAATGGCGCGCGAGCGCGTTCTACAAAGGAGATCTGCATGGGCAAGAAATCGTCCCCGCCAAAGCCCCCGGATCCGCAGCAGGTCGCGAGCGCGCAGACTGGCACTAATGTCGGCACGGCTGTCGCCAACACGGCGATGGGGCAGGTCAACGAGGTTACGCCGGACGGGTCTTCGATCTATTCGCAGAGCGGGACGTACAACTGGACCGACCCGTCGAGCGGAAAAACCTACCAGTTGCCGCAGTACACGAGGACGACAAGCCTCAGCCCGGAAGCGCAGCAGATCCGCGACGCGACCAACCGCGCCGACATTTCACTTGCCAATCTCGGCGCAGACCAGGCCGAGCGCGCTGGCGGTCTCCTGTCGACACCGTTTGATATCGGCTCGCTTCCTGACATGGCCGACCGTTCCGGCATGGGCCCTGCTCAGTACGGCGACAGCCTGTCAGCGCCGCAGTATTCGACCAATCCGACGGCGCTGCCGAGCCTGCAGGACTATAACGGTAGCGCGGGTCTGGCGACGGGATACGAAAATGATTTCGGCGCCCAGAAAAAGGAAGTCGTCGACGCGCTGATGGGCGGCATCAATGAGGGCCGCGACCGCGACATGGAGCGCCTGCGCTCTCAGCTGACGTCGCAGGGCATCAATATCGGGACCGAGCAGTATTCGCGTGCCGTGGATGATTACAACCGCTCGACCGATGCAGCCCGGACGCAGGCGCTGCTGGCCGGCGGACAGGAGCAGTCGCGCCTGGTCAATCTCGCACGCGACGAGGCGACGTTCGGCAACAGCGCCCGGCAGACAGAATTCAGCAACCAGGCCGGCGCGACTGCGGCGAACAACCAGAACCGCACGGCGCTGTTTGGCATGGGCGAGGACGTCCGTCGCTATGGCGACGCGATGGAAGGGCAGAAATTCTCTGACCAGCAGCAGATTCAGGGTCGCGAGGATGCCATTGCCGACAGCCGGTTCACACAGGGCCAGGTGCTGGTCGAGGGACAGGACAGGCAGCGCAGCCAGGCCATGCAGGAGGCTTTTGCCTCGCGCAACCAGCCGATCAACGAGATCACGGCGCTCCTGTCGGGCAGCCAGGTGCAAACCCCGCAATTTGGCCTGGCGACGCCGGCGCAGATGCCGACGACCGACGTGGCAGGTATCACGCAGCAGGGCTATGCGAACAAGCTGGCCGTCTGGCAGCAGCAGCAGCAGCAGCAGCAGGCGCTCATGGGCGGCCTGTTCGGGCTCGGCAGCTCGTACCTCATGGGAGGAGCCTAGGCCATGGGATACAATGGATATGCTGGTTACGGCCCGCGTGCAGACATTGCCAGCCTCCTGGTCCAGCAGGGAGCGGCGCAGGCAAACGGCCTGCCGGGCGCACCAGGCGCAGGCGCGCCGTTTCCGGCGTCCCCGGCCATGCCTGCCGTCCCACAGGCGCCAGAAGGGCCTGTGGGCCCGGGAATGGCAGAAGTGGACCAGTCGGCGCGGAGCCGCCGCGAGATTGCGGAACTGCTCACCGGCCGAGCCATGGGCCGCGATGCAACCTCGATCGGTACCGGGCTCGCGCAGCTCGGCGAAGCGTTCCTTGCCCGCAAGGCGATCGGCAAGGCCGACTCAGCAGAAGCTGAAGCTGCGCGCGTGCGGGCCGACATGATCAACCGCGCCATGGGCGGTGATATGTCGGCGCTAGGCCAGCTCGACCTGAATGCGGCGATCACGCAGAAGAACAGCAATCGCGATTTTGATTTCATGAGCCAGCAGACCGGCGTCGAAAACAAGCGCGCCGACGAGGGTCTGGGCCTGCAGCGCCGCGGCGTCGACCTGCAGGAGATTGCCCAGGAATTCAATCAGGACATGGCTGGCAAGACGTTCGACCAGAGCGAACGCCAGTTCGATGCGACCATGGATCAGCGCGGCCAGTTTCACGGCGACGAAATGGGTCTGGGATATGCCAAGCTGGCAGCCGACGACGCAGCAGCGCGGGCCAAGGCGCAAGCGGATATGCCGAACAACCCAGCGGGTCTCGACCCGGACACAATCAAGCTCGAGCGGGAGTACGCCAAGAACTGGCAGGGCGTGTATGACGACTATGCCGACATCTCGACGCAGATGGGCCGGATCAAGGCCATGGGCGACCCGAATATCCCCGACGACCAGCGGGCCGTTGCCGACCTTGCCCTTGTCGTCGCCTTCACCAAAATGCTTGACCCCGGCAGCGTGGCCCGAGAGGGCGAAGTGGCCCTGACCCAGTCTGCCGCGTCGCTGATTGGCCAGGCCGAGACATGGCTGCCGAAGCTGAAAAACGGTAAGACCCTGCTGCCCGACGAGACGCGCAACGCGCTGGTCGCGGCGGCGAGCAGCATGATGCCGATCTATGACGAGGCTTATAACCGCCTCGGCCAGAACTATACGTCGACGGCCCAGCAGTATGGCTTTGAACCAGAACGCGTGATGATGGGCTGGACGTCGCCAGAGTCGCGTGCGCCTGGACCGACAGGACCGCCACAACCCGGGGCCGTCGAGGACGGCTTTGAATTCATGGGCGGCGACCCGACCGACGAAAAGAACTGGAAACCGGTGGGCGGGGCACCGCCCATGCTTGCCCCGAACCCACACTGGGCAGTCGGCGGTGACACGCCGGCAGGGTTCCGCTGATGGCGGGCCCGTGGGAAAAATACGCCACGCCGGACGCGCCAGCGGGCGCCAGGCCGTGGGAGAAATACCAGCAGGTCGCGGTCCGGCCCAAGGAATACAACCAGGTCCAGAGCGCAGGGCAGGGCCTCCTGGCAGGCGAGGGCTGGGGCTTCAATGACGAGGCTGCCGGCGGCCGCGAAGTCATACTGGACCAGCTGCCTGATTGGTCCAAGCCTGCCGTTCGCAAGATCATGGGATCCGGGCCAAACCGGGTTGCGACTGGTGTTGCCAATGCAGCGGCGGGCATGATTGCAGAGCAGTTCCTGCCTGAGGATTCCGGGATCCGGGAAAACTACATCGAGAACCGCGACGCGCAGCGCCTGGTCGACGATACGGCGCGGTATGACAACCCGGTGAGCTATGGTCTCGGCGAGTTTGCAGGCGCGGCGGCATCGGGTCCGAGCTTTGTCGGCGGCGCGAAAGCCGCAGCGGCCGGCGCGAAGGCGGGCGAGACGGCGGTCAAGACGGGCCTGCGAGCCAAGGCGGCTGGCGCGGCGAAGCAGACCGGAAAGTACACGCTTGAGGGCGGCGCCTATGGCGCCACTTACGGGTTCGGTAACGCGGACGGCGACATTGCCGACAGGCTCGGCGACGCAGCACTCGGCGGCGCGATCGGCGCGGCAGGCGGTTTTGTGCTGGGCCCGGCGGCGGAGTACGCCGTTGCGCCGATCGTCAAGGCAATCGGTTACAAAGCGTTCACCAGCGCGGAAAACAAGGCGCTCGACATGGTCCTGCGCCGGGCCGAGCGGTCCGGCACGTCGCTGGAAAAGGTGCGGGCCGATTTCGAGGCCTGGAACAAGACCGGCGAAGTCCCTGAGACCCTGGCCGAGTTCATGGGCCCGAATGAACGGGGCCTGCTGTCGGCGATGGTGACGGCAAACCGCCAGAGTGAGGAGGCAGCCAAGGCCGTCCTGCTCGAGCGCGGAAAGAACGAGGTCAACCTGCTCGAAGGCCGGTTCGCCGAGGCCATGGGCGCGGACCGCAAGGATTTTCCAAAAGCGAAAGCCGAGGCAGCCCGCGCACGGGCATCTGATCCCGAGCCGTACTATGATTTCGCCCACTTCCACGAGCGCGAGGGCCGCAAATACCAGACGTTTTTCAACAACGAGACCGCAGGCCGTTTCCTGAGTGAGATTGAGCAGAGCGAGGTCGCGCGCGAAGCTGTCAAAAGCGCCGCAAAATATGCAGATACTATGCGGCTCCCTAAAATTCGCGACGAGCTGAAAACCATGGTTGCGCAGATCGAGAACGGCCAGCGACCGCGTCGCGTGTCGGTTCAGGCGGCGGACTATGTCGAGCGCATGATCAACCGCAAGTACGACCAGGCAGTTGAAGGAAAGGGCAAGCCCGAGGACGTGCCATCCGGCCTGAAAAACCTGCGCGACGGCCTGCGGGCCATCATTGATCCGTCTGGCATCGGCGAGGCCCGGGCAATCGCAGCAGAACGCATTCGCCGCGGCGAGCTCCTGAAGGAAGGTCGCAAGTTCATGAACAAGAACGTCGACGTCGAAGACATCGACCAGGTGCTGCAGGGGTACAAGACTCCTGAGATCGAGATTCCGCCGGCATCGCCGGAAGGGCGCCAAGCCTACACGATCGGCGCGGCGCGGGCGATCGGTGACGACCTGCGCAACCAGTCCAACATGAAAGGCTTTGCGGACGCGACGCGCAAGGTCGCACGAACGCCGGCGATCAGGGAAAAGATCAACGCTGTGCTCCCGAAAAAGCTGACTAAAAAGGGCAAGGAGGATCTCCGCGCCAAACAGACCCGCCTGAATGCGCAGCTTGAGCAGGAGGTCGAGCGCGTCGCCAACCGGTCAGACTTCACCGTCGAAACCCTCGGCAACAGCCGCACGGCATTCCGTCAGGCTGACATGGCCGATGCATCGATCGATGACACGTTTATGTCGAACATTGGCGAGGCAATCGGCTCGGCGGTGTCGCAAGGACCTGCGGCTGCGCAAAGCAGAATGCTTCAAAAGTTGGGTAACTGGGCGGAAAATAAGTTCGTCCAGCCCGGTGTCATGAATCCGGAGATTAACCGGTCGGCGACCGAGATACTGCTTTCGCAGGGCGACGACATGTTGCGCCAGCTCGCCCGGCTGCAGCAGCGCGCAAATACGGGCCCGGTCGGCAAGACCCTGCGCGGTCCTGGCGGCGGCGCGGCGCCGGCAGCGGGCGGCAGTGGCGGAGGGCCGCCAGCCCCGCAGGCGCCCGAACCTGCGCCGAAAGCCAAATCCCGCAAGCGCCCAAAGAAAAAGCTCGGTCGCGGCCTTGATGACCTGATCAACGAGCCGGGCCCCGTCAAGCCCGCTGGCTTCCTGCCTGACGGCAATACCACCGGCCCTGGCAAGCTGATCGCGAAAGGCTTGCGAGCCGCTGATCGCCGTGTGCGGTCGCCTCGCAACCCGCGGCGGCAGTCTGAACTGCTCGCGCCTTCGGCCATGGACACGCCCACGCCGGGCAAGGCTGCGATTGAAAGCATGCGCGTCCCTGATGCGGCTGCGGCCGAAGTGGGCCGGGCGGCAAGCGATGCCGAACAGGTGCTGACCAGTGGCCGCGTCGGACGCGGCAGCAAGCGCGCTGCCCAGGCGCAGGAAAACGCAAAGGCGGTCGACCAGTACCTGACGAGCTACGACCTTGCCGCTGAAAAGCTGCGGGACGCCGAGCGGGCCGCTGGACTGGCGAAGAAATCACGGTCCCGGGCCTACCGCGAGACCATGGCGGCCCGCGCTGAACTTGAGTCGGCGATGGATGAATTGCGCGGCTTTTTCGGCGCGGACGGCGGGCACACGAAGTTCAAGACCCAGAAAGCCAAGGCAGCTGCCCAGGCCGCCCTGCTCAAGCGCATCGACGATGCGACGGCGGCGGTGGAGGCGGCAAAGGCCAAATCGAAAGGCCAGACGGCCAACCTGCGCCAGATCGCCGATGAAGTGCCTGCTGCGGTGGATACGAGCGTCGCGGCTCTGGTGCGCGAGGCGCGACGGTTCGCTGACACGGTGCGCCAGCGCCTGCGGGAGGAGCCAGGCATCCTGCCCGACTTGCGCGCCACGGCCGTGCCGGGACGCCGCCAGCTCGAGACCGACAATGAGATGCTTGACCTGCTGCTAAACCCGGACCGCGCCGAAGATGCCTACAGGATCGCCAGCGGCGAGGTCAAACCGCTCGGCAGTCACGAGCTGAAGGGCCAGGCTGTTGCTGCTGCGATGCTGGCAGCGGGAGTAGCGGGGAGTGTGAAAACATC